CGAGCTGCGGCGAATTGGCGATGCCACCCATCGCGTATTTGTGCAGCGGCACCGCGCCGGCACTGGTCATGATGCCGCCCTTCTCAAAGCTGAACAGGCCGGACAGCCAGTCCAGCCCCTTGCCAGCCAGCCCGCTGAGATTGCCGGTCTTGTCAAGGTCGCCGAACAGCAGTTTGCCGAGCTGCGCGGCGGCAGCCTGGGCGATCATCTTCTGCAGCGTCTGGGCGAAAGTTTCGGCGATGGACTGGATGCCGCCCTTGGTCGGGTCGATGAAGAAGTCGGCCATCGCGTCCTGCATGTTTTTCGCGGCCTGCTTGGCGAACTCGCCCATTTCGTCGAGTTTCTTGATTGCATCCTCGGCATCGGCCTTTTCCTGCTTTTTGGTGTCGACCTTGATGAGGCTGTCGGAGAGTTTGCCGCGCAGCTCAAGCTCCTGCTCTAGGTAAGCGATTTGCGCTTCCGTCGCGCCGTTTTCCTTGGCGATGGCGATGGCGTCGGCCAGGCGCGCCTGCTCGACGACGCTGATCTGGCTTTCGGTCAGGCCGTAAAGTTCGGCGGCGCGCCCTGCAGTAGCGATCTGCTCAAGCATCGCCTGGTTGCTCTTGACGTTGCCTTCTTCCTGCTTGGCCAGCGCGTCGGCGAATTCCTTTTGCTTGGCGAGTTCCTTTTCGAGGACGGCCAGGCTATCCAGGCGGGCGAAGATGGTATCGCGCTGCGCAGCGGTCGCCTTCAGCGTGCCGGCTTCGAGCTGGTAGCGCACCTTGACTGCCTGCGCTTCGGCGGCGGTCATCTTGTCGGTGCTTTCCGCATCTGCGGACTTCAGCGCGATCTGCTCGTCGAGCGACTGGATCAGGCGCAGGGCTTCGTCAGCCTGTGCCTTGGCGCCGCCGGTTTTGCCCTTGCCGTCGCCGGTAGGGGTACGAACGACTGGCTTCGTTCCGCCCGTCTTTGCTGGCTCGTCAGCTTTGGTTTTGAGCTTGTCGAGCGTGCTGTAGTAGCTTATTTCCTGCTGTAGCCGGCGCAGGCGCTCATCGTCGCCCTTTTCGCCACGGCCGATGCTGAGGCGGTCTTCCAGTTTGCTGGCCTCGACATTCAGCGCAGCAAGGCTTTCGGTTGGCGTCTTGAAGTTGAACGATTTGCCCGCGCCATAGCGCAGGAAGGCATCGAGCAGGCCGTCGCTGTTCTTGATGGCGACCAGCAGTTCATTTGACAACTCGATCAGCGACGGCAGCATCAAGCTGGTGATAGATCGCGCCGCTGCGCCGGATACTACAGAAAGCCGGTCAAGGTTGTCGTTGAATTCGGCGGCCTGTTTTGACAGGTCGGTTCCGATGATCGCGCCAAGCTGTTCGGCCTCCTTGCGCATCTTGGCCAGGCCATCGGAGCCGCCGTTTAGTACCGGCACAAGTTTGGCGCCCGTCTTGCCGAATGTATCGACGGCCAGCGCCGTCTTGCCCGCGCCGTCTTCCAGTTGCGCGAACGAATCGGCAACTTCAGCGAAGACCTGGTCGGCGCTTTTCAGCTTTCCGCTGGAATCCGTGACCTTGACGCCGAGGTCGGCGAACAGCGCGGCGGCTTCCTTGCTGCCGCTGGCCGCTTCCTGCATCTTGACGCTGAGCTTGGTCAGCGCCATCGTCATGTCTTCTGCTTCGATGCCGTTCAGCTTGCCGGCGAAGTTGAGCGCGCTCAGGTCCTCGGCGGAGATGCCGAGGCGTTCGACCGAATCGTTGAGCTTGTCGAGGTCGTCGATGGCCGCCTTGACCGTGGTGCCGACCGAGACCACGCCGAGTAGTCCGGCCAGCCCACCGGCGGCACCGAGGAAGGAGAACGAGTTGCGCAGCCCTTCGGCGGCGCCGGACAGCGACGCCAGCCCGCGCTTGGCCCGAATTATGGCGGCGCCGGTTTCGTCCTTGGCGGTGATGACGATCTGGGTTTTTTCTGCCATTTACGCTACCGTTGCCGCCCAGGCCAGGGCGTCCATTTCCTGTTTTTCGGGTGGCGGCTGCGGGATGTTTTCCCACGGCTGCCACTGCCAGATCAAAAACCACTCGCCGAACTCGGCGGCGGTCATGCTGCGTTCAAGTTCGCCGACCGTCTTGCCGAGCCGGGCGGCCAGGGTGAATAAAAAGCGGCGCTCGGGCGCCGCGCTCAGTTTTTTTCGATGACCTCGGCGTCGAGGCCTGACAAGCGGCGGGCCACGGTGAACAATTCCAGCGCGGCGGTGAAGTTGACCCCGCCGAACGCTTCCCACTCGGCCTCGCCGAGCAGCGGCTGGCCGTCGTCGCCGACCACTGCCACCGCCAGCATCTTGCCGATGTGGGTGTAGCTCTTGCCGTCTTCGCGCAGGTCGGCGAACAGGCCGAGGCGTTCGCCGAGCAGCAGGCCGCGCACGATGACATCGCCGCCAAGCGCCGGCACCGCCACGGTTTCCCGCGGCAGTTCAGGCTTGACCAGGTCGGATCGGTTGAGCGCCATCGCTTAGGACGAGTACGCTTTCGGGCCGCCGAGCGAGGTGAACACCACGCTGGTCTTGATCAGGTCCTGCGCCGACCCGGTAGGCGACAGCGAACAGCCGACATAGCCGTTAAATACGAACTTCTGGCTGTTCGAGAAGCTGAACAGGATGGCGCGCTGCGCCTGGGCGTCGGAGGCTGACTTCAGCGCGACCAGGCCGGCGTCGGACGGGTCCCAGAAGGACTCGAAGTTGTAGGTGCTGGGGTTGCCGAGGCCGGGAATCTGCGTCTTGATCGAGTCGTGGATGGTGGTCGTATCGACGAAATCGAAGTCGCCGCCGCTGGCGTTGATGTTGGTCAGCGTCGCCAGCGTGGTGCCGAAGGTGATTTTCTGCGCGGTGCCGGAAACGAAGGTGGCGTAGTTGGTGGTGTCTTCGCCTTCGAGCGAGAAGCTGTCGGTGGCGACGGCAGACACGCGCATGACGCGGTAATTGAGCTGGTACATGCCCTGGACGGACAGCAGCACGTAGTCGCCGTTGCTGTAGCCGTGGGCCGTTGAAGACACGACACCGGGCGACGCCTTGGTGATCGCGGTGATGGTCTTGGTCGCGGCAAGGGCGGACTGGACTGATACCGCCACATTGCTCCATTTGGTGATGACTGCCATTTCGTTCTCCTAAAGAGGTGTTCCGGGCGTGCCGGTGGCGGTGAGGTAGGTGACAACAAACGTAATTTCGATAAAACCAACGGGCTTTTCTAAGCGCTCTTCAAAATCAGAATCAGTGCTTTTGTATTCGTTGCGGTACGAAAATCCCGCCATTGCCGTTTCAACTTCAGCGGCAATCGTGTCCAAAACGTCGTCGACCGTGGCTGACTGCTTGGCATATCCGGTGACAATAAGATTTAGATGGCGCTCAACAAGGTTCCCGATGGTTCCAGGAACGGCCTCTTCATTCTGCGTTTTGATCAGCAGGCACGGCAGCGATTCCTGCGGCACCATGCGCGACTGGAAGACGCGCGAGCCGGTGGTGGTCAGGCCGGTAAGCAGCGTGGCCGCCGCTTCGCGGATGGTCTGGCGGGCGTGGGCCATTTAGACGGCCTCCAGGCGGCAGCGCGACATGCCGGTGCCGTCGGGCTCGATGATGGTGACGGTGTAGCTGGTGCCGTTGATGACCAGCGTATTGCCGCGCGTGATGCCGGCGCTGGAAGCACAGGTGAACACCGGGCCGCTGCCGGCGATCATGTCGAAACTTTGCGCGTAGGCGGAATCGAAGATGCCGGCCACGGCGACGCCGGACTTCGTGGCGGTGGCCCCGAAGTCGGCGAAGTAAGGCCGGGTATCTTCGACAAAAGCCATCAGATCAGCTTTTTGATGCCTGCAGCGACGACCGCGACGTTCTGCGGGCCGGTGACGATGGTGCCGACGTAGCGGATATAGCCCTTGGTCGACTTGGGGTCGAGCGAGAGAATCTTGACGTCGGCGGTGGTGGTCGATTGCGAGAAGGTGGCGCCGGTGACGTCGGCCCAGCCGGTGGAACCGTCGGCGGAATCCTGAATCTTGCCGTCGAGGGTGCCGGTGCCGGTGCCGTGGCTTTGCACGATGACGATGGGCGTGTCGTAGCCGGAAAGATTGACGGCGGCGCCGGTGACGGTGCTGGCCTGGCTGGCCGATGCCGACAGGGTCATGGCGGTGGCGCCGGGTGCGAAATTAAACTGGCTCATGGGGT